ATGCGAGTGGCAACTTGCTTCTGAGCTCGATGCCGCTGGTCACGGGAACCAACTTGCTGGGGCAGTTCCAGTACCTATTTTCTGGTAGCGTTTGGATAATCAACGCCAGCAACGTAACTACGCCCAACTACCCTAACGACCAGGACCTGGGTACGGACTTCCAGTGGCTTTGGGGCGACAATGTCGTGGGTGCTGCGGGGACGGAAGTATGAGCGCGAATACGAATCCGCTGTTCGGACGCAATTGGGAGCTAACCGTAAAGGGGCCAATTAACACGGCTAGTAATACGCAGGACGTGATTGTGCTGAGCAGTAGCACTTTTACGCAGGCTTTGCGGGTTACGTTCGACATACGGACCGTGTGGTTCCAATGGTATTGGACCGCCGATATTCAGATCTGGAACCCGAACGAGCAGGTGGCGAACTTCCTGCTAAGTCAGGGCAATACTTCCTCTAACACCGCGCAGCCGACCACGCCCGCCGCCGGAGGAGCCCCGATACAGCAGGGCATGGAAGTGATACTCAAAGCAGGGTACGCCAACCCAGGTATCATCTGGGACGGCTTCGTGCTGCAGCCCATGTTCGATAGGATTAACCAGACGGACTTCGTCATTACGCTCCACTGCATTGTGGGCTTGGACGAGAATAGCCGGAATACGCTGGGGATGGTTTTTAAGGCGCAGACCGACCAACTGGAGATAGTAAAGCAGATGGCCGCTAGCTGCTACCATCCGCTGTCGGCGGGCTTCGTGGCGCCGGGGCTGGCCGGCAAGACCTTTTCCCGCGCCAAGGTGGTGTTCGGTAAGCCGGGGAAATACTTTACCGAGATGGCCCGGTCCAACAACATGCAGTGGTGGCTGAGCCAGAAGGGTTTGTTCAACGTCGGAGACCTTAGCAAGAACTTCCCCAGCACGGCCCGATACACCTTTACACCTACGACGGGGATCGTGGGCACGCCGCAGCAGACGCAATTCGGCGTTAACTGTCGGCTGCTCCTAAACCCTAACGTGGTGGTAACTAACCCGCCCATGGCGATTAAGATCGACAACACGGTTATCCAACAGCTGCAAAAGAACGTCGGCGACCTGCCCAGCGCGACCAGCATACTTAGCCAGAGCGGCACCTATGTTGTGGTCGGCGCTCGGTACACGGGCGACACGCGCGGGAACGACTGGTACACGGACGTAACGGGCTGGCTTACGGCCTTCGACAAGGTCGCGGCCATCGCCACCGCCACGGGAGTTCAGTTCGACCGCCCATGAGCGCCGCACCCCAACCGAACTTCGTAAGTCTGGGCCTGCTACTGGGCATTCCGGACATCGCGCTGGATGAAATGTTCTGGCAGAAGGCTTGCGAGCTGCGGGTGGCGGTGCCCGCCGTGGTAACGAGCGTAGGTAATCTTGCCGGAGTGCAGACGGTGACGGTACAACCGGCAGTGCAGGAGAATCAGTTCCAAAACCTGGTGCCAACGCCCGTTAGTCTTCCGGCGCTGCCGGACGTGGCCGTGCTAGTCTACGGCGCGGGTGGCTTCGTGATCACGCTACCTATTGCAGTGGGCGACGAGTGCCTGGTGGTCTTTACCGATATGTGCTACAACGCTTGGTGGGTGGCGGGCGGTACGATCAACAATCAGGAAGAACGTCGCCGCCACGATCTTTCGGACGGGATCGCGATCTTCGGCTTGTGGTCCAACCCTCGCGCCATTGCCAACTACACTACCAATGCGTTGGAAGTGCGTTCCTTGGACGGCAACACCTTTATCCAGATGAAGAGCGGGCAGGTAGTGATCACGCCCGACAACGGTACCACGCAAATCGCGATTACTCCCGGAAACATCTCTTTAACCGCGACCGTAATCGACATTAACGGGACTAGCTACCACGCCCACATTCATTCCGGTGTAACCACTGGAGCCGGAGTTACTGGACCCATAACACCATGACTATTTTATATAGACTGGCTAGAAAATTAGAATTACCTAGAGTTTTCTGGGGACGAAAATGGCGTATAGGATTTCCTGGATGCTCTTGCGATAATTACCAACGTACCGGAAAGTGTGAGCACGTCGCATGAGCGCTACCCCGCAGATCGTCTACCTCGCTCTAACGACGAACAACGAGACGCAGTGGAACGTGCCGCTTTACAACATTCAGGCTGTGCAACAAGCGATCTTAACCCGACTGCGGCTTTTCCAGGGCGAATGGTGGGCCAACCTTACGGACGGCTTGCCGCTTTGGCAGTCGATCCTGGCGCAGGGGGCCAGCCCCGCCGCGCAGGCGCAGATGGAAACGCTAATCGGAGCGCGAATTTTTAATACTCCGTTCGTCACCGGGCTGCAGAACGTCGGCATCGTCTACACGCCTTCGACGCGGACGTTCCTGTACTCGGCGCAGGTAAACACGCAGTTCGGAGCCATTAACTTGTCAAATTATCCCGTACCCCCGGTGGCGCAGGTGGCCTTAAATGGGTAGCTACGCACCCCCCACGATCGGCTCGGCAGGGCTGACTATTCCGACCTACCAGGAAATCTTGGCCTTGTTTACGCAAGCCTTCCTCGCCATCTATGGGCAGAACTATTATCTTGGGAACGACTCCCCGGCGTACGAGCTTCTAAGCGTGCTGGCCCTGGCGGACAGCGACGCGATGAACGGGTTGCAGCTGGCGTACAACAATATGTCGCCCGCCACCGCGACGGGCGCGGGACTAAGCCTTTTAGTCTTGCTGAACGGGCTGGCACGGCTTCCCGCTAGCAACTCCACCTGCACGGTCACGCTGACCGGATTTCCCGGAGCCCTAGTCACGAACGGCGTAATCCAAAACTCCGCGACCGGAGATCTTTGGAATCTCCCGTCCGTCGTAACCATTGGCCCCGGAGGGACGATTTCCGTTACGGCCACGGCGCAGCAATCCGGGCCTGTGAACGCTAACGCCAGCCAGCTGACCGTCATTGTCACGCCTACGGGTGGGTGGACCAGCGTGACCAACGGCAGCAATCTGCCGAGTCTGGGCGTGGCGACCGAGACCGACTCCGCGTTGCGCCAGCGACAGGCCGCGAGCGTCGAGTTACCCAGCCAAACTTTGCTGGACGGTACTTACGCCGCCATTCTAGCCACGCCGGGGGTCAGCCGTGCCACGGTGTTGGAAAACGACGGAGCTACTTCGGACTCTCTGGGTAATCCGGGGCATTCCATCAGCGCCGTCGTGCAGGGCGGAACGAATGCCGCCGTAGCGCAGGCCATTTACGCCAACCGGGGGTTGGGCGTGCTTACCAACGGTAGTACGGGCGGGACTTTAGTTACGGTAAACGTGACCAGCCCGACCAGCGGAATTGTCACGGCTATTAACTTCGCCACTCCGCAGCTGGTTACCATCTACGTAAGTCTGGACGTGCACTTATATACCGGAGCCAGCGCCGGAGTAGTCGGTCCGGCGATACAGGCCGCGCTAGTCGCCTACATTAACGCACTTCCGCTAGCCACTCCCGGCTCGGCCACTACCACGCAACTGTGCGTAATTAGCTTCGGCGAGCTGGTGGCGGCGGCGAACAGCCCGAACGTCCCGGGTCCGGCGACGTACTCGGTGCGAGCAGCGAGTTTCTTCTTCGGCACTTCTTCGAGTCCTAGCACGAACACCGACATTCAACTGAGCTTCTACCAGGCGGCGCAATCCGCTACCGGAGACATTGTTATCACCTATGTCTAGCGCGGCCACGATCTATGTTCCGCTGTCTATCGGGGTCCAGAACGGCGACTTCGAGGACAACAGCGCCACGCCTCCGGTAGGTTGGGTGGGCGGCGGCTACGGGCTGAACACCAGCTACGCGCTGAGCTATGACAGCACTTCGCAATACGAGGGCCAATACAGCCTGGTTATCAATGCTTCGGCGGGGCTGGCCGGAATTTCCCAGAATCTCGGGAAGGTGGTGCCGGGCGAGGTCTACCAGATCGGCGCGGCTATGCGGTGCGATACTTCGAACGCTGTGGCCATCGCGCAGATCCTCTACTTCGACCAGTTCGGCAACATCGTAGTCGGGCCGGAGACGGGCGTCAGCTACGGCCCTTCGATTGCCGTCAACGAAGTTATTTCCGGTTCAGCCTGGGTTTTTCAGTACGGCACGGGCACGGTGCCGTTCGGAGCCGTAAGCATGCAGCTCCAAATTTATTGCGCTGGCGCGGACACCTGCGAGTTCGACGCGATAACCGTAACCCGGTTAAGCAACGCAATTCCCTACTATCTCCAGCTGATTCCGAGCCAATACCAGCTAGCCGCGAACTTCCTACAGCTGCTGGCCGTGTTGTTGCAGCCCATTGTGGACGCGGGGATTTGCGCCGCTGCCATTAACGAAAATTTTGTGATTGCTACGGCGACCGGAGACCAACTAGACGCGCTGGGGCTTATCCTGGGTGCGCCGCGCACGCTGCCCTTTGCGCCCGTCGGAGTAAATACGACGACGACCTCGTCGGTTACAACTGGTCCGCAGCCCGTTACCACTACGAATACCACCTACATCGACACCGTCACGCCTTTAACCATTGATACGGGCGGAAACCAGGAAGTGGTCGTGCCCTATCTGGTGACGCCGGGAGTGGGCTTCGACGCCACGTTCGCTAAAAACCATTCCAGCGGCGTCGCCGTGACCAGCACGCCGCCGAGCGCGATCCTCGACGACGCGGACTACCAGCTGCTGTTGCAGGCGAAGATTCTGCAAAATCAATGGGACGGGCAGGCGGACTCGCTCTGGGCTCCCTGGCAGACGCTATTTCCGGGCGGGAACATATACATTACCGACAACCAGAACATGACTTGTACGGTCTTCCTGGTGGGCGCGTTTACGCCGCTCATACAGCAGATGATCACTAACGGACTGATCGTGCCTAAGCCCGAGGCCGTGGCTTACATCTACGACTTCCCGACGCTCCCGCTCTTTGGGTTCGGCAATCTTAACCCCGCGTTCATCGCGGGCTTCGACATAGGGAACTGGTCTTAAAATGACGACTAATTTTTCGCAGTGGAATCCTGGTGCTGCCAACCAAGAAACGGACGCTACCTACGCCTCGGACGGTCAGCGCGTCGGAGGGGCGGTTAGCGGCGCGTTCGACGCCGTGCTGGCGAATAAGCTGTTCTACCAAGCGAGCACGTTCTTCGCGGCTTTCGCCCACATGCTCTCTACGAAGGGCTATAGCCCGGTAGACGGGACGACTCCCCAAACCGCGGTGTCGTCCTCGAACGCGGCGCTACTAGCTTTAGCCACCGTTCTGGGAAACGTACTGACGAACGCGGATATTCCCTTCACGTTTAGCGTAAGCAATCTTGCGGGGCACATTAATTTTGGGAGTTGGATGGGGAATCTAAAGGTACAATGGGGATCCATAACCATCACTAACCCCGGGTCTCCGCAGTCGGTCTCGTTCCCGGTCTCGTTCACTACTAATACGCCTATGATCATGCTTACGCCAACCGATAATATTTCTCCGTTCGTGACTAGCCCGGCGCTGGCCGACTTCGGGGCCGAGTACACCACGGGCTCGGGATCGCACTTGGTTTATTGGCTCGCGATAGGTATCTAAATGAAAAAACTCCTACTGCTGCTTCTCTACGCCTCGCTGGCCGTAGCTCAGAACACCGTCACCGTGACGGCCAGTAAGATCTACGCCAACGGAACGCAGCCCGTGGCGCTGCTGCCTTCCGGCACCGCCGTTTTCCAGGCCACGGACGCGCTGGGCAACCCGATTAGTTACCAGCTGGGCGGCGGGGGGACCGTAGTCAGCACGCCCATTACTTGCTCTATTAAGAACGGCGCACTGCAACCGGGCTGCTTCCTGGCCAACACTGCCACGGCCATCCCCTCGAACTTCTGCTACTCGCTCACGATTAAGAACTCCGCCAACCAGGTTATCCTGGGTGGGCGCGGCTCGGGCTACCAGTGCCTGCAACCCACCGTGGCCAACACCTGGTGCACCGCCGCCATCTGCAACTTGGACAACTACCAGCCTACCGTTCCGCAGCAGCAATACACCATCCCCACGCCCACCAGCACCACGCTAGGCGGCATCTACAACACGCTTTGCGCCTTCGGGCTGGTGGTGAACGGCTACAGCTCCACCGGACAGCCCAGCTGCGTGGCCGGGGGCCAAAGCAGCGGAGCCGTATGGGGTGCGATTACCGGGAACCTCAGCGACCAGACGGACCTGCAAACGGCGCTGAACGCCAAGGCTCCGCTCAACAGCCCGGCCATTACCGGCACGCCTACCGCGCCCACCCCCGGCATAGGGGACAACTCCAACACCTTAGCCACTACGGCCTACGTAAACAATTTCCCTATCACCTGGGGCCATATCAGCGGTAACATCAGCAACCAGGCCGACCTGTGGAACTACATCAGCGTCTTGGCCCCGTTGAACAGCCCCGCCTTTACCGGGCTGCCCACCGCGCCGCTCCAGTCTACGGGCGACAACACGCTGCTGGTGGCCACGGACGCCTGGGTCAAGCTGCAAGGCTACGCGCCCATCATCAGCCCGAATTTTACCGGAGTGCCCACTGCACCCACTCCTTCGACCAGCGACTCGTCCACGAAGATCGCCACCACGGCCTGGGTCAACGCCCAGGGTTACGGCGTGGCCACGGGCAACGTCACGGGTCCGGTCAGCTCGACGGTAGGTCACGCGGCGCTGTTCAACTCTACTAACGGGCAACAACTGTCGGACGCGGGCTTCGGGTTTCCGCTGGACAAGTCCCACTTGGGGACTCTAGCCCCCGGCTCCAACGGGCTGGTGGCTTCGGCTTTTACCGACACTACGAACGCCAGCAACATCAGCGCCGGAACGTTGGCCCCGGCGCGGCTGCCCTTCCCTACGGTTTCCACGCTAGGCGGTGTGCAGTCCTACACGGCGGTGGCGCAGCAATTCCTTACCAGCATCTCCACCGGAGGCGTTCCGGTGGGCCGCGCCCTGGCCAGCGCGGACATTCCGAACAACGCCGCTAACACTACGGGCAACGCCGCTACCGCTTCCGCGTTAGGCGTGGCGTCTTTGCTACCTAACGGGACCACGGCTACCACACAAACGGCGGGCGATAACACGACGAACGTGGCCACGGACGCCTTCGTGCTGGCGAACGCGCTTACGGGCGTGGTGGTCGGGCAGGGGCTGGCGGTTTCCGGTGGGAAGGTGGAGATTGCGACCTGCCCCAACGGGCAGATTCAGCAATCCACCGGGACGGGCTGGGTGTGCGCGGCGGTGAGCGTGACGCCCAGTCCACAATATCAGGTGGCCTACTACAGCAGCGCCGGAACCTCCTCCGGCCTCATGGGCAACTCGGCGCTGGTCTTCGACGCCAGCGGCAATCTTACCGCTGCGGGGCCCAGCTTCACGGGCAAGGTTTCCACCTGGAGCAGCGTGGGGCAATCGCTCCCCACCGACACCGGGGCGGCCAACGCCTACGTGGCCTGTCCCGCCGCCGGAGGCACAGCCTCCCTGGACGTGGGCCGGACGGCGACGTTCTTGGCCGCGCACGCCAACACCGGGGCTAGTACGCTAAACTGGTGCGGTTTCGGAGTGGCGGGGCTTACCGTAAACGGGAGCAACGCGCTGGTGTCGAACGTAGTAAGCGCGAACGCCGTGGTGGAGGCCAAGTGGGACGGGACGCGGTGGCAGTGTCTGAGCTGCTTCTTCGGCAACTCCGGCACGGTAAGCGGCAACACCGTTACACCCGGAGCGGTGGCGGAGTACGCGGCGGCGGGCGGGAGCACGGTAGTCAGCGCTAGCGCGTCGTTGTCGGACGCGGGCGGGGTGCTTACCTACACGGGCGCGGTCGGCATACAGTCTGCGAACGGCTTTATCGACAACACTACCGGCAACCTTCCGAACCTCCTCATGGTCCCTTCCACGAGTGGGCTGTTCCAATACTACGCGCTGCCCCAAGGGGCGCTGCGCTACAACCAGGTGGTTAACGGCGGGCCGGGGTTCGTGCAGGCCGGAGCCGCCGATCTGACCAACGGCGTAACGGGCTCAGGCGCGGTGGTGCTGGCGAGCAACGCCACGCTCTCCGGGACTACGAACTTCAACATCCTAAACGGCGTGGGTACTGGGTCGGGGCTGGTCTTCCTGGGCGCGGGGCCGGACAACTCCAGCAACTGCGGGTCGAATAACGTTTGCTTCCAGGCCCCCGCCACCGTCACCACCAGCTACACCCACACCTACGCGGGCGCGGGACCTTCCGTGGCCTCGATGTCGGTGTGGAGTGGGCTGGCGGGTACCGTCACTACGGAGTCGCTCGTGCCAACGACGGACACCAGCTCGCCCACCTATATACAGACTGCGGTGGCCAGCGCGGCCAGCGCGGCCAGCGGCATCATCGCCACCTACGACGGCGGTGGCAACACGGGGTCCTCGGGCATCAACATTTCCAAAGTGGCTTCGGGTTGCAACGTAACCGCCGTAACCGTGCCCCAGCTGTGCGGCGTGGTCAATTCGACGGGGCTGAACGCCAGCCTAGCCAACACTAACATCCTAACTTTAAGCTCCGCTCCGGCCGGACAGTATCAGCTCTCCGTGTACATGAACGCCACGGCCGAGAACTGCGTGGGCACAGTGGGCTCGTTCGCGGCCAGGGTAGCTTACGTGGACTCCAACGGCGCGGTTACCCGCACGGCGGGAACGTTGACGTTCTCCACATCGCTACCCAACCAGCAGCCCGCCGTCATCACGTTCTGGAACCAGTCCACAGTATCGACGATGAACGTGTCCGGCGTCTGGACGGGCTGCGGCACCAGCGGCGGAAACACCGTGGACGTGCACTACGCGCTAACCCGACTACAATGATAAAAAAGCTCCTAGTCTTTCTGCTGCTTCCCGCGCTGTGTGCGGCCCAGAGCAATGCCGGATTCGCCGGACACTCCGGCGCCAAAGGCAAGACCGGACTGCCGGGGGGCAACGTCGCCCCGCCGCCCAACGCCGACTTCTTCGTCAGCCTTACCGGCAACGACACCACTGGGACGGGGACCTATGCCAACCCTTACGCCACGGTGGCTAAGGCGCAGACCGCCGTGCGTGGCAAGCTGAACACCAAGCCGCTGACCGTGGCCTTGTGCAGCACGGGCACCTGGTACAACACCAGCCTTACCTACACCAGCTCCGACAGCCCCAGCACGGCGGGCAACGCCGTTACCTATACC